GTGAACAATTAAGAAAAGAAAGAAAACAAAAACTAAAAGAACTTATGGAAAAAGATAAAAAACAAATGGAAAGAGATAAAAAACAAAAGGCAATAAACGCTTTAATTATTTTGATAGGAATTTTAGCCCTTATAATAGCAATGCATAAGAGTATACATTTTTTTCTTGGGGTAATAATTCTTCTTCTTCTGGTATTTGCTTACTGCGGTATTTATTTAATGCTAAGTCGAAACACAACTAACAAAGTAAAAATAGAGAAATGAAAAAGGTATTAGTATTTACAATAAGAATAGTATTGCTATTTACAGTCGGTATTATATGTAAGTTATTGATAGCAATGTTTGATGATTACAACCAAGCATTTAAGAACGGATGGCACTAATGGAAAACAATAAAGAACTAACGGCAGTTGAACAATTTCTAAATGCTATTAAAGACCAAATTCTACTGAGTAAAGAACATCTTGAAATGATAGAATCTTATGCAGACCAATGCAAAGAAATTGAGAAGGAAAGAATTGAAACTGCATACAACAGAGGAACAGTTCATGGAATTGATTATCCTGAAAGTACACTACCAATAACTGGTGAACAATACTACAACGAAACCTACGGAGGAGGTCACAAATGAATGACAAAATCAAAGACCTATTGTCTACTGCATACAAAACCGATTCAATAGAAAAAAATAAATGGCGTATTGAAAACCGAGAACAACTAAGAGAACAGAGAAAAAAAGAACTTAAAGAACTTATGGAAAAAGATAAAACAATGAGCAACAATAAACAAAGTATGAAATGAAAACCTTTATAATCACAATAGAAATAGAACACACCGACCGCAGTTTTAAGCGTCCAGAAGTGCAGCAGTTTGTAGCACAAATTGGCAGCCCGCAGGCTAACTGGGTAAAGGAAATGCGCAAGGCGTTTAAACAGACAATACTAGGCGAGAAGGCCCACGACATCCAAGTAACTTATGCGTTAAAAGAATGAGAGCTGTTTTAGAATACAATTTACCAGACGACGAGGAGGCATTTAATTACGCTTGCGACGGCTGGAGGTGGGCGCATTCAATGTGGGAAGTGGACCAATACCTCAGGACTCAAACAAAATACGCCCCCGACACCATGCCAGAGGAGGTTTACAAGGCGCTAAGTGAAACGAGGGACGAACTGCACAGAATTTTAAACGAAAACAAACTAAATTTAGACTAAAACTTAAAACATGAATACAGAACAATTAACACCAGTGGAAACCTACGCCTTTAAGGTGCTAGAGTTGCTTATGGCTTACGGGCGTAAAGAATTAACAGACGAGGGCCTAGTAAGTGCCGTAGTTAGACTAAAAAACGAATGCCTAGACGCTGAAAAGCGAGAACATCAAAACTGGTTTAATAAGGGCTTCGAGTTTTACCATGGGCAACTTATGGCAAAGACTTTGGTAAGTTAAAAACTTTGCTATATTTGTAGCGTTAACTGAGGTGGGGAGACCTCAAAAAGTTAAAAGAAATTTGCCCTGCTAGAAGGCCTGCGCTCCCCCGCGGCTTTTTGGTGGGGCTTTAATTTTATGGCTAAAGACAAAAAATCATTTATTCTGTACTGTGACCAGCAGGGCGTTTTTAACATGCTACCAGACGAGCAGGCAGGCAAACTAATTAAGCACATTTTTGCTTATGTAAACGACGAAAACCCTGAGAGCGACGACTTGCTTTTAACTATTGCCTTCGAGTCTATTAAAACCCAATTAAAGCGGGATTTAAAGAAGTATGAACACTACATAGACAAGCAAAAAGAGAACGGCAGAAAGGGCGGCAGACCTAAAACCCAACCCTTTTTAGACGAAACCCAAAAAACCCAAGCCTTTTTTTTAAAACCCAAAAAAGCTGACAATGTTAATGTAAATGTAAATGACAATGAAATAATAAAAGAAAATATAAAAGAAAAGGCGGCAAGGTTCACCCCGCCAACAGCCCTAGAGGTTAACGCCTACATGCAAGAGCAAGGCATGGAGGACCTGAGCGAAAAGTTTGTAAACTTCTACGAGGCCAAAGGCTGGCAAATAGGTAAAAACAAAATGAAGGACTGGAAAGCCGCTGTAAGGACATGGAAAAGCAACTATAAAGACAAAGGACCACAAACCACAGTTAAACCCGTTAAAGCCTCTTTAAATGACGAATAGCATAGACATTAACCACGAAATAAGAATAGTAAAGGCCATAGTAAACGCAAAAGAAGTCTGGAGGGTATACCTAAAGCAGAAGCTACACAGCGAACACACCACCAAGCAGGCCGCGTTTAAAAAGGCTCACTCGTTAAAACTAATTTACAACTAATGGACACCGAAACGCACATAATTAGCCAGTTACTCTTTTACCCAGAGTTTCACCACCAATTACCTAAGGTTAAGCCCCAGTGGTTTAAGAAGCCTTTACACCAAAAATTAATAAATGTTATGACCGCCCTTTACTTAGATGGAACGCCTTTTGAAATAATAAGGCTCTCTAAGGCGTTAAAAGGTGCTGAGTTAATAGAAACCCTTACTATACAGCAGAAAGTTGCTTACAAGTCGTCTATTAGCCCTTATTTGCGAGAATTAGAGTATAATTACCTACATACTCAATTTATAGACCGCCTCGGCAACCTAAATTTAACCAAAGACCTTAACGGACTAATGCAGGAAGTACAGCAGCTACTCGACAGCACACAATTTAGCAGCGCTAAGGCTCCTAACAGCATAGTAAACGAGACCAATAAAGTAGTAGACAAAATAGTAGAAAACATACAGAAAGGGCAACGCCTGACTGGTAAGCCTACTGGCTGGCTATTCTTAGACAAGTACTTAGGAGGCTACAATGGTGGCGACTTAATCGTAATAGCAGGACGCCCTGCAATGGGTAAAACTGCCTTAGCGTTAAGCCTTACAAAAGACTTTGCAGCGACTGGGGGCAAGGCCCTTTTCTTAAGCCTAGAGATGAGTAACGAGCAGTTAGCAAAGCGTTACCTTTCCCTTATTGGCAATATACCTAATTACAAGGTGCGTAACGGAGCGCTTAAAGAGAATGACATAGACAAACTCTGTAACATTGCCAACAGCCAAACAATTAACTTTTACATTGACGACGACGCCGAGACCTCAATAGCAGACATAAAGGCCAAAGTTAAACTACACAAAGGCAAGCACGGGCTAGACTTACTCGTAATTGACTACATACAGCTCATCAAAGGCACAAAGCAGAACAGAGAGCAGGAAGTGGCAGAGATTAGCCGTAACCTTAAGTTACTAGCCAAGGAGTTAAGCATAACCGTTATAATCTTAGCGCAGTTAAGCAGAGCCAGCGAGTCACGCCAAGACAAGCGCCCATTACTTAGCGACCTAAGAGAAAGCGGTGCAATAGAGCAAGACGCTGACTCTGTGCTATTTCCTTTTCGCCCAGCATATTACCAAGAGGAGAAGCCAGTAATAGAAGAGGCTGAGTTAATCATAGGCAAGAACAGAAACGGCGAATGCGTTACAATTCCGACGACATTCGAGGGGCAGCTAACACTATACAAGGAGAATACAAATGCCTAACATTAACCCAAGCAAGCGCGCTAAAGCAGCACGAAAAGAATACACTAAGGGCGCTTACAAAGAGCCTCGCTATAATACTACGCAATGGCGTAATGTCAGGGCTTTAATACTTCAAGACTCGCCACTATGCAAAGCCTGCGAAGAGGTCGGACTTATAACCCTAGCGCAAATGGTTGACCACATAAAACCAGTGAGACTAGGCGGTAACTTCTGGGACCATGAAAACTTACAGCCCCTTTGCAATTCGTGTCATGCCAGTAAGAGTGCAAAAGAACGGCACCAATAGTTTTTTATTTGAACCGGTTCAACTATATTTGCAATATGGAACAATGGAAAGTTATTCAAGAACATCCTTACTACGAGATTAGTAATTATGGCAGAGTGCGTAAACTTAAAACTGGTAAAGTGCTAAGTTGTAGTAATAACAAAGGCTATAAAATTTTCAAGACAAAACACAAGGGTATTGAATTGAAATGCAAAGTCCATAGACTTGTGGCTATATACTTTATAGAGAATAGGGAAGGCTACGATTGTGTTAATCACATTGATTGCGACAGAAGCAATAATCATTATTTAAATCTAGAATGGTGCACAAAACAAATGAATACAGACCATGCAGTAAACTTAGGTAGAATACCAAGAAAGAGAGTAATTAACAAAAAGACTGGCGAAACCTTGAGAAGCGCATACGAGTTGAGTAAGTATTTAGGTTGGACAAAATCAAAAGTTAAACATATGTTATTGGGCAACACAATTAATAAAACTGATTGGGAATATCTAGAGCCCAACCCCCTATAAAATCTTACACAGAGGCACGCAAAACCGCAGGTTCACTTTTCTTCACACCCGTGAGAAAATAAGTTAACAAGAAACTTGTATATTTGTATTGAAAACACTATAAAAACATGAGAGGCAGGCCAAAATTACCAACTGAAGTAAAAAAACTACAAGGCACCGAAGACAAGCGCTGGCTAGTCGAGAATGAAATGAAAGTTTTGCCAATGGACGAACTGCCAGAAGCGCCTAAGAGTTTTAATGCGGCTACTACTAAAATTTGGAACGGGGTTTGTTTAGAACTGAAACGAAACGGACTGCTTGCCAGTTGTGACTTAGAACTACTGCGCGGCTATTGCATTCTGTTAAACCAGTTCGAGGACGCCTACT